TGTAAAATGTGATGAATGTGATGTGAACGGACAAGTAGAATGTAGTGAATGTGAAGGACAAGGGGAGATCGATACCGATGAAGTTGTTGTACGATTTGTATTTATCGCAACTTGGAATAAAAGAATTAAAGACCAATGTGAACTAAGTGTTGGAACCGATAACCCAATTATGTCTGAAGATGAATTTTCGTCATTGGATTCTGAATACTTAATACTATCTTCTGGTGAAGGCCATCAAATTTTAGATGTAGAACCATATCAAATGTATTGCTTAACCTATTCCGATGAGCCAGCAATAGATCTACATTCACATTCGATGAACATTACACCCACCAACAAAACAAAAAACACTCAATATTGGAAATAAAAAAAGGAGACCGAAGTCTCCTTTAATTGGGCTCACAGGTTTGTGAAGCGTCCACCACCAAGTTTTATCGGACTTGGAAACCGTTGTTTCTGAAAATAGAGTTAACCAATTCCTCCAATGTTTCAGCTTTCATATAACCAACAACATCATGGTCAATTTCAGGAAAAAATAATTTAGTAATAAATCTTCTATCTTGAGTATCGAATATCGCAATCTCGAAAGTATTTTCGAAATCCCCATAAAGACCATCTCGACCTCCAACAATAGATAACTCGTATTTATGGTTGAAGATGTTTGTCATTCTACCACCACCGTTAGGATGTTCTTTTGACCATTTTTTTATGTCCTCGATTGTAATCATTTAATTTCCGTTTTTAATAATTATAGAGTTGTTTTAATCTAATCTCAAGTAATTCGATATTATCCTTATCCTTCCGATTTTTATTTGGTTTTTTCCGAAGTTTTTGAATTTCCGAAGTGATAAATTCTATTTCAGAAAACTTTTTTGAATCTAATGGATTCATTCTCATATCTTTTTCTGATTCGACTCTACTCTCACCATTTTTTTCTCCTAATTTGTAAGCCCCATAAACAACGGTGCCAAGAAATGCGTATCTTAATATTTCACTTAAATTCATTTTGTTACCTCCGCCTCGATTTTAGATTTGTTAATAAGATGCTCCGCTAATGTATAAGTATCCACATTCGTGGTAATGATGGAATCAACCAAGTGTTTATAAGGAACGTGAACGAAGAAATCAACACCATTAAAGAAGGTTAAATCATTCTTCAATTCAATACTTCCTTGAATCATTTTAAGGAAAAGTTTGAACTGAGTTCCATTCACGAATGTCTCATTCAAAAGGACTCCAAATTTTTCGTGTTGAATCTTAATGTTGTGGGATGCCATGTTCATATCTTCGTCGTTTGTCTTACAAATATAATTAAATTCTGAACAATAAAAAAAAATCCCCTACTTTTTTTTAGTAGGGGAAGTGAGAAAAATAAGAGGGTTTACGACCCTCCACATTGATGACCGAATTTATCTATTCGGTCGGTTGTAGCAGGAGAAAGATTCGAACTTTCGACCTTCAGGTTATGAGCCTGACGAGCTTCCACTGCTCTATCCTGCGATATATTTTAAGTTGAAAAACTTCTAACAAAAAAGTCCCACAAACTCCTTCTCTCTCGAACTCTCATTTGTGGGACAAATGTTTCACGAATATAACAATTCTCTTTTTCAAAATTAAATTGTAGTGAAACTTTTTGTGGGGGTGTTGAATCTCTCGATTCAGTTATATAAATATAGACAACATTTAGAAAAAATCAACTAACAGAAAAATATTTTTTTAATATTGTCCGTAGATTCGATTCCAAACCTAATTTTTTTGTTTCTTTAAAGGTAAAGTATCCGCATTTACTATGCTCATGTCCATCTGAGGCTGCGTCCAAATCAGGTAATATCTCATCACTCAATTCAGAAATGAAAACATAAATGAAATCTTTATCTGATTTCACTTCGTTTTCAATGACAGGAATGGTACCAATGAAATCAATATCGGTTTCTGACAATTCAAAGTCAGTCTCCTCATATAGTTCACGAACCGCAGCCTCTCTTGGAGTTTCCCCCCGTTCGATTTTACCTGTAGGAATGAACCATTGATTTGGATGAGATTGGTTTTCATTACGTTTACATAACAAAAACTTATCTCTGTATTTTAGTATTACACCTGAGTACATTTTAACTTAATTTGTATTTATAATTATGGATGTTTCAATAAATAATCACAGATTCGAAGTTATTACTTTAATTGACCCACTTTCTCAACAAATTGGAATGATGGGTAAAAGATTTTCACATATCAAACAAGGTATGTTATTTCTAATGGGAGGTAAGGAACAATGTTTTTGGATGAAAAACTGTATCATTCCGTTGGATATTATTATAATAAAAAACAATGTTATTGTCAACATCCATCACGATTGTCCTCCGTGCCAACAGGATGATTGCCCCTCTTTCTGTGGTAACGGTAATATTGTGTTAGAATTACGTGGAGGTGCTTGTTTGAAGTTAGGTATCAACCCAGGAGATACTATCAATTACTTGTTTTAGACAATTCAATCTTTTCTTTTAATGTCTTCTGAAATTGATTCGCTATCATCTTAGTGAACTTAACAGTTGGCGAATCTTCAGATTCTCCATATCTTGTTCCTCCGCTTGGAGGTCTTGTACTTCTTCCAAGATAATTCAACCCTGAAATGTTTGTTATACATTTGTGACCTCCTGAGTTAGCCTGTATCAAGTCCCAAGCATTTACGCCGATTTTATCCAAAATATTCATTTCATCTTCAGTCAAACTTTTGAAAGATTTTTCCATCATGGCTCCAATCTTATCTAAGATTTGCTCACCATTGTCCATGAACATTATTTTTTCACCGTATAAGGCTTTGAAATCTTTGAATGTAAATCCAATACTTTCAGGTCCCACACTAGTTTCACTCACCCACTTTATTGTTGAAAGTGGAACGGTTTTCTGTTTTAATTGATCTTCCCATTTACTCAAAACTTCTTGAGCAATTTCCCCCAAATTAACTCCTTTAAGTTCCCTGTCTTTCTTAAACGGATTACAGGATGCTTGAACGAGTCCCATAGGCCATGCCATAATTAAAAAGTCTGCTTCAGGATTATTTTTATACGGAGTATATCTATCATAAGAACCTGGCTTGAACATACTACCTCCACCATATTGGAAAATAATATTATCAGTTACCGTTGGGAAAGATTTCATTTGTTGAGTGTAATCTTGAGCATTCTTTTGTAACTGCTCAGGTGATGCAGCACTTGTAGATTTCATCCAAGATTTAATGTTATTTAAAATAGACAATAACGAGGGTTCGGAGTCCATTACCAACATTTCCAAAAACTCTGGTTTATTTTTAAAAGCCAATAAAAGTTTGTTGATAACTAAACCCAATAACATTTTGTTGGATTGAAGTGATTTTTCTTTATCGAATCGATATAGATAATTAACAACATCTTCAGGTGTTAAGTTTTTTCTGGCAAAGTCCGCAGAGTCAACAGTGCTAATCAATAAAATGTCGGATGATGGAAATAATTCTTTTGGTGAAACAATCTGAGAAAGTGTTTCTACGTTTGAACGTGATTGTCTAAAAGAGGTAGATTTGGTATCTTCGGCTCCTGCCTGTCTATCATGGTGGTCGGTATGAATTACAAACATTGGTTTACCATGGGCAAAATCAACAAGAACAGGCATTGTGTCTCCTTGAGCGTCATTCTTCTTCACTGCAAATTCCTTATCTCCATATTGAATGACATGGGTATCAACAACTTTGATACCATTGTCTTCCAAATACTTTTTCATGGCAATGGCAGTCGTAACACCGTCCAAGTCTTGATGAAAGTAAATTTCTGCTTTGGGATATCTTTTACTTAACTCTTTTATATCCCTTATTCCGCTTTCCTTTAATATTTTTTTCATTGAAATTTTGTCAACCCAATTTAGATACTATTTAATATTTCAATGTTACGAGATATTTCGACTTATTTATCAAAGCCAACATTTCATCTCGAATATTCAACAAATCAGTATCGTATCTTGAATCAAGTTGATCTGAAAAACTAACCAAAAATTCTGTTATTCCATCCATAAAATTTTGAATACTAAGTGATGATATATCTTGAAACATAAGAGCAAATTCAGGTTCGAACTCAGGTCTTCCATATTTACCCATCATTGCTTCAGTAAAATCATCTATTAAATCTCCGAGGCCGTCATATATTTTTCCATAAGTTTTATGTTTAGCATCCCCAAATGTTTGCCAATGTAAAAACTTCCATTGTAATTGTATCTGTACTAATTTTTTAATAAATTCTTCTTTCATCTTTGTATTTTATTACATTCCTGGAATTGGGTTAATTTGACCTAACAATATGTTTTTAAGAAATTTCGCAAGAGGATCTAAGTCAACATTGTTTCTTTGCGAACTTGTTTGTGAGTTTTGATTTGATTGTTGTGAGGATCCTCGTGAAGTATCAGAAAATTGTTCGTCGAAATATTCTTTTGCTTCAGGTGTTTGATTATACTCCTCCACTTTTGTTATAAAATTTTCCTCTCCAATTTGTTTTACTAATTCTTCAGCTCCAACCCAATTACCTAAACCTATATAATCTAAGAATCCTAACCACCATTTTGAGGACTGCATCAAAATTCTTATTCTTCTTTGCTCAGGACTTCTAAAGAATCTTGGAATACCACCAAAAAATACATTAGTAAAAAACCCAGGTTTGGACATGGTAGCAGGACTAACAATTTTTTGGCTAGTTAAATATTTTTTCAAAAGTTCAACATCCTTGACAGAAGCAGTTCCTTTTTGAAAACCTTTCGCCAAAACTCCAGCTCTCTTTTGAAACATAGTTCCTTTTTTACCAGCGTTTCTCAGTAATTCAAAATAACTTTTAATAGTATTTTTCATACCCTTAAACGGACCTAAAGGAATTTCATCAATAGTTTTTATAATTTTATCACCTAAAGAACCTCCCATCTTTTGTAGAAATGTACCTATAGCGCCAGGTTCTTTTGCCAATTTTTCAATTATTTCTTGAGCAGCTTTATATTCTGTACTGCCAACAGGAGCATTTTTAGCAAGTTTAATCGCCGATTCTAACGCTTTTACAGATGGACCTCCAACTTTTAGAGCCCCTAAAACTGGTTTTGCAACAACATCTCCAGCATACGGTATTGCCCCTACTATAGTTAAAATACCAAAAAGTGTATCTCCTTGAATGAAATATGATGTGGCGTTAATAATGTCGACCACTGGTGTTGGATCGATTATCCCTAAAATATCCATTACCGTATTATACCAAGCCTCATTAATCAAATCTTCAGAAATAACTTTCCCTTTGATTATATCTAATTGTCGTTCGGTTATTATAATTTCTGCCATTAATGTTTTTCTATATAAATACTCATATAAACAAAAAAAAGGTCGTGAAGACCTTTTTAAGTTTTAGATTCAAAATCAAGGACTCCTTGTTTTTTCTGATTAATAAAATGTTGTACCCTTTTTGTCGCCACTTCACAATAATTAGGACTAAGCTCGATTCCAATCCATCTGCGTCCTAACGTTTCTGCGGCAACCAAACTAGTTCCGCTTCCAGTGAATGGATCCATAATTATATCATTCTTATAGGTAAGAATTTTTATCGCTTTAGTCGGGATGTCCATTGAAAAAGTTGCCTTTGTTTGTTGTCTTGTATCCGCAAAATATTCCCATTGACCATATACCAAACTCATAAAGTCCTTCTTATCTTCATCTTGATACATGGTTTTTTTCTTTATTGTTCCGTCTTCTTGTTCAACATCAACAACTTCTCCAACCCACTGAGGTTCCCCTTTAACTTTCTTAATCCTATCTTTCTTATAGGCAAGAATTACACATTCTTTTGGATTATAAATGTAAGGTGAAGATGGAGACATCCAAGAACCCCAAGCAGTGGTCTTACTTCTATGTGGAGCATTCTCATCAAGGTCAACAAGTCCATAAAATTTGAACCCAACCTTTTTCATCACAGACCAAAATTCAGACATAAAAAGAACTCGACCTCCTCTATCTTGGACGTTAATTTCATATGGAATATTAACAGCAATCCTTCCATCATCTTTAAGAACACGAAATGATTCACCCACCCATTCTTCTGTAAATTTCCAATATTCTTCCATCGATTGGTTATCATCATGACTATCGTAGTCAATACCGACATTATAAGGTGGCGAAGTAACAATTAAATCAATTATTGACTCAGGTAATTTACCCATCTCAATAACACAGTCTCCATTTATAATCCTATTTGTTTCTAACATCGTAATTTACCTTCGTTTCTTAATTGTTCTCTAATCTTCGTCGCAGATATATCTGAAACTTCTTGAGGTGGAATATGTTCTATAATATCGTATCCGACTCCTCTACCAAAATTAACTGACTCAATATCAGGAATAATGATAACTTTAACCCTACCTTCACTAATTAGTTCGGATAGTTCTTGTGAAACGTTATTATAAACTTCTTCTGAAGTATAAGGATTTTTATCGTCAGGTTCAATATCTCTAATACAAATAAGAGAATTTTTACCCTCATTAAGAGATTGATTCATCAACCATTTATGGCCATCATGAAACGGTTGAAATCGTCCCACCAACATAGAATATTGTTTGCCTCCTGTATTTTTTAGTTTTGGGTCTCCCTCTACGTGAATTTTTTTCATTTTTGTTTTTAATTTGTTTTTATAAACTCCAAAATTATATTTGCAGAATCTTTAATTGAAACATTCGTTGTATCAATATCTATATAATTTTCTGTTGGTGGTTCATAATCTTGTACGAAGAAACTTTCTCTACCACGTATTTCCGTTGTATGAACATAAACTTCAATAAGATTATTACCCATCTTTGATTTGAACTTATCTCTTTGGTCTTTATATGGAGACACCAACGAAACAAATAGGTGTTTACCTTTGTTATGAAGATATTCTGAGATTTGTTGCGCAAGTTCAATATTTTTTCTACGTCCAACTTCAGAGTAATCCTTATTATCAAATAAATCCCTCAAATCATCTCCATCAATATGAAATACATCCGAACCCATGTTTAACATCATTCGTTTACATAGGGTTGTCTTACCTGAGCCTGGTTGACCTGTTAACCAAATTATAGCCATTTTTTTTGTTTTAGTGTTTTACTAATTTTGTCTTTAGTTTCCTGAGATAATTTACGTCCTTTTAATCCATTACTTATTTTTAACCTAACGTCCTCTCTTTTTGATACATTATTGTCACCGACCTTACCTTTTTTTTTATTAACCTCATCACTAAATTTACGACCTGAAGCTGATTGTTTTAGTTTTTCTTTAACGTATTCTTTTTTTGAAGGATTATCAAACTTCATTTTTTCCGACTGTTCTTTCCTTTTTTCGTAAGTCCAATATTCTCTGATTCTTTCTTTGAAATCCCAACATGGATGATTTTCAGAATATAAAGTTTTACCTCCTTGACCTTCTTCAACAATTAAGTTCGCAAAAACTTTATTCTTAACTATATCCAACGTCTCAGAAAAAAATGCCACCATTTCTTTGAGTTCTTCTTTTGATGTTGTTTCGAACAAAACAGTTGTTTGTATATCATCATTCGAAAACCCGTATTTTTTCAAATGTCGTCTCCAAACAATTCCACTACCTGAATACTGATATG